ATTATTTAACCTCTCCAAGTAATTCCAATTCACAAGAAGAACAAACAACGAATGTATCTTCAAAATGACCATTAAAAATTACTTCTAAACAAATTTCACAAAGCATTATTTAACCTTTCTATTTAACAACAACTTAATATAATTGTAACAGCTATTTACAAAATACCAAATAATAAATAATAAATCTTTTCAAGTGTTGGTTAGGTATTGTTGTATTAGTTGTTGGTTATGTTCACAGTATCGTAGACACCAAACAAATACAAACCCAATAACCTACCCCCCTTACTTCAACAAAATACCCCAGACTATGACTAGTAGGTTATATTCTAGGTAATTAAGCGATAAAGCCTGTAATCAATTGGTTATTCTGTACTGTCCCATAAATATAGTTATGATGCGTTCCTAAAATCAATGCAAATGCTAACCTGAACCTGCACCTTTCTTAACGATAGACACTAGAATATCATTGGAAACTTTTTGGTAATAATTACCAGTTATTTATCAATAAATCCCTTTAAGGATCTACTGCATACAACACTAGAACTTTGACAAAAAAGAACATTATCTCTTTTAACTAAAGGCTTTTTACACTCTTTACATTTCTTCAATAGAATCATTCTACTTCATTTACTGGTAAAAAAGAATACTTCTAACCCTGTGTCAGCCCACCCAACCAGATAACATTTGTCTATGACTAATGCTTAATATATATGAAATAATAGGCTTTTACCCTAGTTATGATGGTCCAGCTAGTCCACTTGATTAATAAAGTATGGTCAGAGAGATCTTTCTTAAAGCTGGGGATTTCTCTTGTTTGTTACTTGAATAGTATCACAAGTTCTCTATAATGAGAAACATAACATAATAAACTTGCCCAGTTTATAGTATATAGTACAGAGAGAAACTCTCTTGAAAAGAAAGTACTCTAGCAATAGAGAACCTTCTAAGATAGAGAGTTTTTCTTTTATACTGAAAGAGGGGTAGAAAGGCAATCCCTTTACCAGCAATGGTCTAGGAACTTGGGTTCAATTCCCAACTACTCCACAGAAAAAATAATTTTTTTTATTCCAAAGCAAGTCTGTGTTCTATATATAATTCAGTAATGATTCCTTTTCCAGACAAGAAATATAATATAATTTATGCAGATCCACCCTGGTCTTTTAAGAATTACAGTAAGAAAGGAGAAGGGAGAAACCCTAATCAACACTATCTAACAATGGGTAAGGAAGATATAAAGCAACTTCCTGTAAATGATATAGCAGCAGATAACTCGGTTTTATTCTTATGGGTAGTTAATCATTCTCTACCCCTAGCTTTTGAAGTAATAGATAGTTGGGGTTTTGAGTACAAGACTATGGCTTTTGTTTGGGTTAAGAGAAATATTAAATCAGAGGGGTTTTTTACAGGGTTAGGATATTGGACAAGAGGTAATCCTGAATTATGTTTATTAGCTACCAAAGGGAAACCAAGTAGAGTTTCAAAAGCTGTTAAAGAATTGGTAATAGAGCCAAGACAAAAACACAGTAAAAAACCAGACAGAATTAGAAATGATATTGTTAATCTATGTGGAAATCTACCACGCATAGAATTGTTTGCTAGAGAAACAGCAGAGGGTTGGGATAGTTGGGGGAACGAAGTTACTTTTACTCCACAGAAAAAATAATTTTTTACTTACTTTGTTAATTGGTTTATGTAAGATAAATAAAAGGAGAAGTATGACAGAAATATATGAAATACAAGGTTGGGCTAGTAATGAATTCAGAAATATTAGTGCTAGTGATTTTGAAGAAAATATTAGAGAAGCAATTATTAAAGTAAGTTTTGATCCACACGAAGGACATCACAATAATTATTATTTTATTGCTGATGAAAAAGGATTAAAAATAGAATTTGAAATGGTAGAAGATGGACATAAAACTACAGCTATGTTTGATATGTGTTACAACTCAATGGCAAAAATGATATTGGAACAAAGTAAAAATATAGAAAGGACACACATTGGATAATTATAGAGTTTCTACAGAAGCTGAGAAAAGTGAACCTGAACCAAGAGATTGGTTGTATGAAAGCGAAGAAGATTGGTTAAAAAGAGAAAAGAATGGATTAGAATGGGAACCCAGACCTTTAAGTTTTGAACAAAACTTTGTCTTGAATAATATAATTGAATCTTTGTGTTTTAACGAAACTTACAATAAAATGTTTCTGGGAGAAAAATTCTATAAAGAGGGAACTAATAATCCTGGTCGTAGAGCATTAGCAATTTTAGCTATGGAAATAGAGGGAGAACATAATTTAGGGTTTAGACCTAGACCAAAACTTCAAGTATTGATGGACAAAAAGTTGGGGTTCAAATGGTTTCAAAAGGGCGACCATTTAAAAACACTTGAAAGCAAAGAACGCTGGAAACTAAAGATGGAAAAAATAGAAAACGAAGTTACTTTATAGGTTCTTGTAGATCAGTAGGTACATTTCTTCCCTTGATTCTTGGAAAGGTTCTTATTTTATGTTTATTACACCAGGGGTATTTATTGTATTTTGAAATAAGAGTATCGCAGTTGTTGTTTTTACATACCCTTCCACTACTATAAGTCTTAGAGGGTTTACTATTAGGGTATTTATTACCTTTGATATACTCACTCATACCATATATAGTATAGGAGATGAAATGCCAAAAAAAGGGTATAAGCCGAAGAAGGCTAACAAGAAAAACAGATATAGAAGATAATGCCTTTTAAGAAAGTTGGAAAGAATAAATTTAGATCCCCTAGTGGAAGAATCTTGACAGGGAAGCAAGTCAGAGCTTATTACGCAAGACAGAGAAAAAAGTAATGGCTGAACGAAAGACTTGTAGTAATACTGGTTGCGAGAAACGATACACAGCACCAAATAACAATCAAAGGTATTGTACTGAACAATGCAGGAACAAAGCTAAATACAAAAGAATCAAAGAGAGGGAAGTTGAGAGAAACTTAAATCCAGTTGATGTTCCTGCTTCTCATCTCAATCGTGGAGATAATTACGAGGAGTATGTTGCGAAGTATGCAGAGTTAGTTGAGAGCAAAAAACTAAAACAAGCAGATGTAGCAAAAAAACTAGAGGTGCATAGAGATATTGTTAATAAGATGCACAATGCGTACAGAATTGATAAGAGAAACGAGGAACAGCAAGAGAACTGGAAGATTGATAAAGAAGCAGAGAAAGCATTAAAAAAATTCTCTGCGTTTAGAGATAGGTACTTTCAAACAGAAACAGGAGAGAAGTACGAAACAGCAGACTTTCACGAAAAATGGATTAACTCTATTTTAGATGCAATTAAGACAGGTGGGGAACAAATGATTCTCTCTCCACCACGACACGGCAAGACAGACTTACTTACACACTTTGCAGTATGGCAGATTTGTAAAAACCCTAACACAAGAATTATGTGGGTAGGTGGTAATGAGGAGATAGCAAAGAACGCAGTAGGAGCTGTACTAGACCATTTAGATAATAACGAAAGATTAATAGAGGACTTTTGTGGTCCAGGTGGTTCATTTAAACCAAAGAATAGATCAGGCAAATCTTGGAGTTCAGGTCAGTTCACAATAGCAACTAGAACTATTACAGGAATCAAATCTCCAACCTTAGTTGCAGTTGGTAAAGGTGGAAAGATTCTCTCAAGAGATTGTGATTTAATTATTGCTGATGACATTGAGGACCACGGAACAACTGTTCAACCAAGTGCAAGGGAACAGACAAGACAATGGTGGACAACAACTCTTTCTTCAAGGAAAGAGGAACACACAGCTATTGTAGTTATCGGCTCAAGACAGCACCCAGAGGATTTATATAACTTTCTTTTAGAGAACCAAGAGATGCAAACAATCGTTGAGGAAGCACATAGTTCAGAATGTGTACTTCCTGAAGATGAAGTTAAATTACATAAAAAGTGTATGTTATGGGCATCTAAGCGAAGTTATAAGTGGTTACTCTCAAGAAGGAGAGCAGCAGAAACAACAGGTGGTAAAGCTATCTTTGAAATGGTGTATCTTAATAAAGCATTTGTTGATGGTATAACAATGTTTGATATTGATGATATTGATGAATGTAGAGATGTTAATAGAGTAGTAGGACATATTCCATCAGGAACTCATTTAGTAGCAGGGTTAGATCCAGCATCTACTGGATTCCAAGCCTGTGTGTTATGGGCAGCTAATCCTGAAACAGGAATGATGTATCTAGTTGATATAGAAAACGAAGAAGGTGGTGGAGTACTACAAGCAAAAGATTCAATCAAGAAGTGGTATGAGATGTATGGACTTGCTCATTGGGTTATTGAGGAGAACGGATTTCAGAAAGCTATTAGACAAGATAAAGATATAAAAGACTATTGTGCAAGACAAGGTGTTTATTTAGAAGGACACCAGACACAGAAAAACAAATTTGATCCTATTTTTGGTGTTGGCTCTATGAAACAGCTATTTCAGGAGAAATTAATAAGTTTGCCTTATGGTAACGCAGAAAGTGAAACTAAGAGTAATATATATCGTAGGCAACTAATTTATTTCTCAACTTCTGCTAGTAGAGGAAAAAGTTACAAGTCTGATGTAGTTATGGCATCTTGGTTTCCAATGCGTGTCATTAGAAGATTACAAAAGGAACGAATAGCAGAGATAGGGTTGGATTATAAACCAAGTTTTGGAGAATGGGATATAAGCGAAGTGAACGAAGCACCTTGGAATTAAGATGAAAGCAACAGATTTACAAGATAGAATAACGCAACTACATTACGATAATCAACAAGCATATGCAACAAGAGGTCGTATTCGTGCAATTATGAATGGTGGACCTTCAGGTATTATGGCTTTATTAGGCGACCAGATCAAAGGTTTTCAAGATTGGCAAGTTCCAGTTCCAAATCTTATGTCCACAGGATTAGAGCATTTATCACAAAAGATTGGTAGAATCCCAAACCTTAAAATAGATGTACCTAATGACAGAGATTCACAAAGGTCAAAACAAAAAGCAGAAAAGATTGCAAGGATTATTACTGCTTATGATGACAACCAGAGATTAGATATTCAAATGCCACAGGTTGGTAGGTGGCTACCAGGTTATGGTTTTGCTGTATGGGTTATTAGAGAGAGAAAAGATTCTAGTGGTGTTCCTTATCCCTGTGCAGAACTAAGAGATCCATATAACTG